GGAGGTATATGCAAAATGAAAAAACGTCTTTGACAATGGTATAATGCGAAGTAAAAATTTTTAGATTTTCCAGTGTATCACGCGCTCGGTGCTGGTGGCCTCGATTTTGGAAATCAGCGTATCCACAACGCGCCGTTTGTCGTCAAAACTAACCTCATCCCAATTTTCCAGATAGCCCGATATGCTTTCAATCTGAGAACTTGAAACAGAATTAGCGGTGAGGTCGGCCACCAGCTTTAACTGCTTTTGGCGTTCCGTGTCCAATTCTTCAATGCGGCTGTTGGCGTACTGCAACAAGAGAGGGTTTGCCCCGGTCAGCGTGTCAATCAGCTTTTCAATCTCGCCTTCGATTTTGGCGAGTTTGGCGCGGGCGGCGGTGAGCTTTGGATTGTAGCCCTCCACCTTGCCACCCCTCAACGTCTGAAATTCCCGCATCTTCTTTACCATTTCATCATACACTGATTTTTCCAGCTCATGCCGTGTCAGCGTTCCGGGCCCCGGACAGCTTTTGTTTTCCATGCGCTGTTTACACCTCATGTACGTTACCCCATTTGCGGCGTTTAGGCTTGCTAAAGCATATCCGCAGCACCCACACTTGATTTTCCCCGCCAGCCATGTATTATGGCATTTCCGGCCATTCTGAAACGTGGTGTTTTGGGATAGCTTGTGCTGGACGTTCAGCCAGAGCGCCGAGGGGATACGGCCCTTGTGGGGAGCGATAACAAGAATATTTTCCTCCCCCTCCCGGCCTTGGTATAAGTAACAGCTATAATCGCCCGTGAACAATTCCGGGGGGCTTTCGATTTTCGCGCCCTGGGCCTTGAAGTGTTCGTAAATATCCATATCGGCCTGGACGTAAACCGGGTTCCGCAGGAGCTGCGCCAAAAATCCCCGTTTCAGCGTTTTTCCGTACACTTGAATTTCATTCTCGGTGAAATACCGGGTAATATCGCCGTAGGAGGTTTCGGGCTCCGCATACATTTCGTACATCAATTCGGCGTATTCCATCTCGGCGGTTTCAATCAGCCGCTTTGTTTTGATACCGTCCATCACGATGGGCTCCGTATCAAAACCGTATGGAGCGCGGCCCCGCATATAGTAGCCCTTGGCACACCGGGAGTAAAAGGCGTCCGTCACGCGCATCTGGATGCTTTCCCGTTCCAGTTGGGCGAACACGATGCAGATATTGAGCATCGCCCGGCCCATCGGGGTTGACGTATCAAATTTTTCGGTGCAGGAAACAAATTCCACGTTGAACTGCTTAAACAGCTCCATCAGCTTTGCGAAATCCACAATGGAGCGGTTGATCCTGTCCAGACGGTAGACAATCACCCGCCGGATAAGCCCGGTTTTGATGTCTTTCAAGAGCCGCTGGAAATCGGGCCGTTCAATGTTTTTGCCGGAGTACCCTTTATCCTTGTATTCTTTCGCCTCACCGCCTTTTAGCTCATAACGGCAAAATTCAAATTGACTTTCAATGCTGATGCTGTCCGTTTTGTCAATCGACTGCCGCCCATAAATTGCATCTATTCTACTATCCATAATTAGCTCCCTTCCGTTAAACGGGAGCCAACCTACAATTATATTATACCTCGGGCGGCCCCATATCACAAGGATGTCGATGGGTTACGCGCGCTGTCCGGCGTACTTGCTGAACACGTCAAACAGCTTTTGTTCTACCTCGCGTTTGCGCTTTTCCCGTTCCTTTGGGGGGAGAATGGGGGTAAGGTTTTTGATGGTGATTGTCCGCTCTCCCATAACAACGGTTTTGACTTCGCTTTGATACTTTGGCTGTGTTTGCATGAACTCCCTCCCATTTCATAAAATTTCGGCAGAAGAAAAGGGCGACACTTTTTACAGTGTCGCCCTTTGGCTTGCCCCAGCTTTGGGACATTTTGTCCCAAAGAATAGACCAAACGTAAATAAAGTGAGTTGACATAGCCCGCCCCGCCTTGCCTGCGCTTTTGGCTCACTCGTCCCGGGTGGGGAGCTTGCATTTTGAAACAGCCCTTTTGATACCCCACACAATCACAGCGGCGGCCACGCACACGGCAAGCCGGAGCAGAACATCCAGCATCCAGTTTACTTTCCCATGCTGGTACATATCCAGCACATAGGCGGGATTAACGTCATAGTCCTCCGCCATGCGGTTCAGCATCCGGCGTTCCTCGGTGGAGGTATAGCGGACATAGCCAGTCGGATAATTGTCCGCCTCCGTCCACGCCAGATAATCGTCAAAATAGACACAAAGCCAAGAACCGTCTGCAAGCTCCGCCAGATAATAACGGTTATAGTAGCCGCCCGCAAAGCCCTGGACAAACCGCTGGAAAGGCGGGAGAGGGTAGTCGGCGTAAATGTATTCCGAAACACTCACCGACCGTTTCACGCCGCTGTTATGGTGGGTATGTACGCCCGCCTGCCCCACATCCCGCAGACGGGCCAGCGGGCAGGCCGCCAGCTCGCCGCCGTCCACGGTGGCCGGGGTACTGTTCAAAAAGCAGGTTTCAATATCCTCCTGCCGCCGGAGCCGCTGGACATCCGGGCCGGGCCGCTGGCCTTGCCCCGTTCCCTCCCCGGCCCGCAGGTCGTACAGCCAGCCAGTGGGCGCGGCCAACAGCACCAAGAGGACAAGCGCGGCGCATATTGTATTCCGCAGGACAGCGGCCAGAGAATATGTTTCTTTCGTGTGCATATCGCTCCTTACCTAAATCTTATCTAACGGTTTTATATGCCATTTTCATGGGCAGACGGATATTGCAAACAAATACAAACTATTTTACTCCACGCAAAACACCATGTAGCCGAAAATTCGCTTGCTCCAGCATTTCAACTAAATGCGGTTCAGTGTTTGTTATTTCTGCAAAATCAAACGCTGTTTGTCCCGGCCTATCAGCTAAAGACGGGTCTGCGCCATATTCAATCAGCAGTCGAATGATTTCTTCTCGGTTATCCGTTTTCTTTAAGAAAATCACTGCTAATGGGCGAACACCATCTTTGCGGCCACGGTTCGGATCTGCTCCGGCCTCTAACAGCAGCTTGACAATATCGGCTTTATACTGCATTACTGCAACCATCAAATAAGTATTTCCTTGTGGGTCTGATATGTTAATATCCGGGATATTTTCTATGATGTCCTTTATCCGACGAAATTGACTTGCTACACTTCCTTTGCCTAACTCCGTCTTATACACTGTCATTTCATTCAACAATGTATCCATTTTCTCATTAGGCCGCATAAAATTTTTTACCTCCAACCTTCCGCGTTATAATTTCTGAACGCCCAACCGCGCCAGCCAGCCTTGCAGTTTCTTTGCCGGAAAGCCCGTAAAGGAATAGGTTTCCCCCGTCCGGCTGTGGATCGTTACCTGGGTGAACAGCGCAACGCCGCTCACCGAAAAGCCCTTGATGTTTTCCAGCGGCAAATCCATATCCAACGCGCCGGGCATCATACTGATTTTGAAACACGCCCGCTGGTTGGTGATATAGATGTTGCCCTGGAACGGCTTTTTCGTCAAGCCCTGTTTGAGATAAAGGGACATCATCCCGCTGCCGATCATTGTCTCGCCGGGGTTCAGTTGAAATTTTGCCATAGCTCCACGCTCCTAACTGTGATTATCTTTCGCCGCCCACTTCGGGACATTTTGGCCCAAAGGGCGGGGCTATTCTTTTGTGAAACCGTAATAAGTGCCAGTCGTCATATTTGCAATATCAAGATATGTACCATCTTGCAAGAAGAAACCGAGATAGGACGAAAGCGTATCCTCGGAAAGCTGCTCCTTGCCACGCAACATAAAGGATTGATTGACGCAGGAAAAGCAGACAAAGTTATCCAGCGTGTATTCTGAATTGCTGGAAATCACACGCTTAATTGTCCTTTCCGTTATACCGTAATCAGAAAGTTCCGTTGTCAAATAGTTGATTGCATCCTGCCCAACATGAAATTCATAAGTACCCGCAAAATAATTATCGTCTGTCTCTCCCTCCATCTGATACCAATAGAATGTCTTGTCAGTACCGAATACCCATTGTGAATTATCGTCTCCAGAAAGCCAAGAAGTACCTGCCAGCAAATCCGGGGACGGCGATGCTGTGTGCGGGATGAACATGGTTGCGGCCACAGCTACAACACATATAACGCCAATCAGTCCAGCCAAAACAAGAGGGCGTTTTGATTTTTTAACAGGTTGCACTTCCGCCGCAGGCATTTCCGGCTCCAGCTCCAGCGGCTTGCCCTCTAATTTGTCTACCACCATTTTATCAAAACGCTCCAGATTTTCCATATTGCGCTTTGTTGAAATAGTAATCAATTTTTTGTTGCCGCTGTAATAGGTGTATGTCATTCCCTTTGGAGATTGCTGGGCTTCCGCATATTTCTGATTTACAGCATAAGCAAGTGGGGGACTTAATAACGCACTGGCAACTGCCGCATCTATTTTCTCCCCGGTAGTATCACCTTTTACATTTCTGGAGGTAATCTCCGACAACGTCACTTTTTTTGCTGGACGCCACAATGGATAAAAAGTGATGTCTGAACCATTTACTTTTATGCGTGGCCGTCTCTCGTGATAGAAAGTGGAAATGGGAAGTATGATTGTTGTGGGTAGTACCAACGACACCACAAAAACACCGATGACAAATGCAAGCACATCATTAGATACACTATTGATTGCAAGCCAGATTAGCGAACCACTCTCTCTGATAAGCGATGCAAATGTTGCAAGTATTACAACAGAAATCAAGATGCACACAATCTGCATAACCCTTATCCATTTTCTTTTTCTCACATGGACTTCAAAAGACATTTCTGCTACCTCCGCCGATTATATTTGTAATATTTACTTTGGGACAAAATGTCCCAAACTTCATGGGGACTATGTAGGAAATGCGTCCCGGCTATTTTCGGCTCCGGCGTTGCCCTCTCATATACCACCAGAAAAGCAGACAGAAAAGAGGGGGCTTGATGGAGATTATTCAGAAAACCTGCCCTGGCTATCCCGGCTCCATCGTTGTCCCCTTATATACCACCAGAAAAACGGAGCAAATGGAGACGGTAGCCGCATATTTTTTTGAAAAACCTCCCCTTACTAACCGGGACATTTTGGGATGCTTTTCGGACTGGCCCAGCGGGAATTTTTCAAAATCCTTTTTATGTTCGCCAGCTTGCCCAGCCGGGGCCGTCTGCTGTTCAGTGGCGGGGAAAAGCTTTCTCTCATTATCAATTTTTATGTACGGCTTTTTTTATAGCCACAGGAATTGCGCCTACGATTAAGCCGACAACAAGCGAAATCAATCCTTTCAAAAGTGCCATATGTTTTATGCTCTCAAAAAAATATGTCATAGGGTCAGCATCCAGTTTAATTTTCCATCCCGGAATTAAATAGCAACAAAACAGATATGAACCTATAAAAGCTATAATGAACAATGTAGAGAACAAGCCTGTCTTTTTCATGCTATATTCCTCCAATCAAAGTCTTGATTTGTACTCGGCGTTTGAATTATAACATAGCGGCAGGGGGAAAACAAGCCATCGTATATCGCCGAGAAAGGAAAGGGACAGCACCTCAAAAGTCCGTTCAGCCTTTGGGACATTTTGGAGCTGTTGACAAAGTGCCCCCAAATCGCTCGAAATATGGTATAATCAAAGCAGGGAGGGGGCGAGGAAATGCAGTTAAAATATCACATGGTAACGATAGAGGATTTAGTACCGGAAAATCATTTTCTGCGGAAATTGGAAGCGGCGCTGGATTTATCGTTTGTGTATGAGGAGACGGCTCACTTGTACAGCCGGAGGTATGGCCGTGCGCCCATTGACCCGGTAGTAATGGTAAAATACCTGTTGCTGGGTTTTTTGTACGGCATCCCCTCGGAGCGGCAGATCGAGGTGCGGTGTGCGGACAGCAACGCGTTTCGTTGGTATCTTGGAATAGATTTGGATGAACGAGTGCCAGACCACAGTACGATCAGCCAGCTGCGGCGGCGGAAGCCTGCGTTTCGGAAGGTGTTCCGGCGGCTGTTTGAGGAAGTGGTGCGCCAGTGCGTGGAAAAAGGTCTGGTGAGCGGACGGCTGGCGGTGACGGATTCCACCCATGTAAAGGCCAATGCGTCCAGGGCCTCGGAGCAGGAGGTAGATGCGCTGGAAGAGGTGGGGAACTATTGGGAGCGGCTGGACGCCTATGAAGAAGAGGGACTGGAGGAGCTGAAACGGCAGACAGGGAAGCGCCGGGCGAAGCGTACAAAGCAGGTGAAAAAGGACAAGCGCCGTTCCCGCAAGAAGGTGAGTAGTACCGACCCGGAGTCGGGCTACATGAAGCGGCCCGGCAAGCCCAGCGGTTTTTATTATCTGTCTCACCAGACAACCGACCCGGACCACGGTATCATCACTGCTGTAACCGTGACGCCGGGGGATGTCCATGACTCACGGCCCTATTTGGAGCAGTTGGAGTACATCCATAAACATGTTGTGCCGCTGCAAGCCGCTGCAGCGGACTCCGCCTATGACTTCCCCCTGGCACACCGAGCGCTGGAAGAACTGGGCATCGACTTCTTTGTCGTGCCACAGCCCGCCCATGACCGCACGAAAGCTGAACTGAAGCGGGATGCATTCACCTATAACGAACAGCGGGACGTATACTTGTGTCCTAACGGGAAAGAACTGCGGCGCAAGCGGCTGTATCGAAGTGGCAGCGGGCTGTTCTGGGAATACTGGGCGGAAAAGAAAGACTGCGGCAGCTGTCCTTTGCGGCAGAAATGTTTGAATGAGACGGACAAGGCCGGCGCCAGAAAGCTCCAGGACAGTTATTTCAAGACGGTTGTTCAAGAACATTTCTCCAGGCGATGGGAGCCGGAATACCGGGAGGCGCTGAAGCAGCGGCAGATCTGGTGTGAGGGTACTTTTGCCGCACAGAAATGGGGACACAACCTGACGCGTCTCCTGCGGCGAGGTTTAGAGGCAGCGGAGGACCACTGTCTCCTTTCCGCCGCGGCCTTGAACCTCAAAAGAATGATTAAATACTCAGTGTGATGCCGAAAGGCATCTTTTTTCTTGCTTGAAATCTCCCTTGTCTCTTTATTTCAGGCACTTTGTCAACAGCTCCAAAATGTCCCAAAGAGGTTGGCTGCGTCACCGCCGCTGTCGCGCCGGTTCCTTATTGCTCCGCCCGCCTTTCAGCCCGGACAGATGATTGATATTATGGCCTGCCATTGAGCGGGAAAAGGGGGCGGCACTATGAAAAGCACCGCCCCACCTTTGGGACATTTTGTCCCAAAGGTTTATCCTTTAATCGTTCAGTACACAATTACCATCGGAATAGTCTACAAAATCAACAGAACATTCTGCGCCTTCCTCCAGCTCAAATCCCGGAACTTTGCCCTCCACAAAATCCGATATTTTATATCCGGGAATTTTGCCGCTTTCAATATCTGCGATAATCTGCTCCATCTCTGCCTCAGTACGCATAGGGCGCGTGGGCTGATAATTCAAATCATCGGGATGCTGGTTCATGGTTCCTTCTGGTGTAACATTGAAATCAACATTACCAAAATTATTGAGCTCGTCTGGTGAAATGCTACGCTCGCCAGATAGCGCATTGAGAGCGTCATCCGGGTCATAAATATAGTTGCCGTTTTCACCGAGGGAAAATCTGGAGGCAATCATTAGTTTGCCCTCAAAAGCTGTAGTATTGCCATCCTCGTCCGTCATTCTATAATCCGGCTCCTGCTGGGCAGAGGTTGCGAAAGCCGTAGTTGCGCCAAAAATCAGAGAAAGCGCAAGAACAAGTGAAAAAATGCTGGTTTTCTTATACTTCATAATCGCCGTTATCCTTTCTTCTATTGCATTTTTGCTAAAATTGCTACACAGTGGAGCGAAACCGCTCCTTGTTTCTTCCATGCTGATTAGTGTCCGCGCATAGGCAGCCCTTGTGTTTTCTCCGAAAAGCCGGACGACGGCCTCATCACAAGATAACTCAATATCCCGGTTTGCGAGAATATACATAGCCCACACCAAAGGGTTAAACCAATGCACACACAGCACCGCAATCAGCACTAATTTTGTGATGCTGTCAAAACGCCGGATATGCACATATTCGTGCGCCAAGACGTATTGTAGGGCCTTTGCGTTTTCCCATTCGGTAGACATTGGCAGCAAAATCACCGGACGAAACACGCCGTAAGTGAGCGGGGCAGAAAAGCGGCTGGACTGCCGAACTGAAATGGAGCGTTTCAGCCGATGGGTTTTCAACCAGTTTTGAATAAAGCCGTTGTCTATCGGCAGGGACGTTTGAAATTCTTGCCGGCACTTCCAGTATGCGATGGCAAAGACCAAAGCGCAGACCAGTACGCCAACAGCCCAAACAATCACCCACACAGAAATGGAACTTGCGGCATTTGAAATATTGCCGGGCATAGTAGCCATTTGCCCTGCTATTTCAGTCGGCAACATTCCAGAAACCTGCGGGCCTTTTGTGGTGGGTACTGCGGGTGTATGATTGCCAATCAGCGAATACACACTAAACGCAGAGGGGACGGAGAACGGGAGCAAAAGCCGCGCAACCACTATTCCCCAGAGTGCTAAAAAAGTTTTTTTGGGTAACAGGTTGACTGCCAGGGCGCGTATAACGATAATTGCCAAAATCATCACAGCTCCCGCAAAACTCATTTGCAATAGGCTCATTTGCACCACCTCACTCCAAATCACCGACAATCTGTTTCAGCTTTTCGATCTGCGCGGCAGTTAATTTTTTCCGCCCCAGCAGGGCCGCGAACAGCTTGTCGGCGGAGCCGTCATACACCTTGTTAATTAGCTCGTTCGTTTCCGCCTCCTGCACATCCTCTTTCGGCACAAGCGCATGGCACATGAAACCGGGCTCGGAGCGTTCAATCGCGCCTTTTTTGATACAACGCTTGATTAGGGTATAGGTCGTATTGACATTCCAGCCCAACTCCTCGGTCAGCAGTTTAGCGATATATTTTGCGGGGACATCGCCATCGCGCCAAAGGACAGACATCACTTTCAACTCAGAGTCGAAAAGTTTAATATCCATTCAATCACACCTCCTTTTAAGACTGTAGTAGTGGCTACAAGCAAATACTACCATAGTCTTAACCACTTGTCAATACTACTTTGGTCTTAAAAATAAAAAAGTACCGCTCCAGCTTTGGGACATTTTGTCTCGAAGTCACTACCCGATAGTTATACTTTGCGGATGGAATGGCCGGGGTCTGCTGGGGGCCGCCTTGATAACCAAAACAGGGCGGCCCCCAGTGGACTCCGGCCATATCGCGCAAAAACCGCCGCTTTGAGTTTTCCCCAATAGCGGCGGTCTGGTGTAGTCTGGTGTAGGTTGGCTCCATTCTTTAGGTGTCGTGTTATTATGCCCTTGTCAAATACACTAAACTATCTTTGGTAATATGTAACAGTTTTGCCTCTGTCGCTATTTCAGAAAATCCCCCCTGAAGTCCTGCTCCCGGAAGGAATACCCCTGCCGGTTCAGTTCCGCCACTTTGAGCGCCACAAGGTTGATGTCGGAGTCCATCGCCCTTGCGATCTGCCCCACATCATACCCCCGGTAGATGTACTCCAGTATCTCATCGTCAGGGAGCGAAATCTGCGCGGCGAAAATGTTGGCCTCATACTCCATGCGCCGGTTCCCCATATCGAAGATATTGAACTCCTGGAAGCCCCCGGTGCTGACCGCCTCATCCCGGTGCAGCGTGTCATGGCCGATCTCATGCAGGAGGACAATATCGTGCATCACTGGATGCAGGTCCTCCTTGATGAATATGAAGCGGTTCCGCTCTATCACCTTGTAGGCTCCCTTCTGCTTCACGAACGGCCTTGCCATCACGATAATGCCCATCTCCTGGGCCAGCCTGTCCGGGTCGCGTGTCCCATAACGCCGGAGGATCCTGCCCGCCATACGCACCGCGTCCTCAGTTCTTATCATCATCTCATCGCCCCCTTAATGCCCGAAGAACAGGATACTACAAACGCTGTCTCGAAGTATGGACGGTCACTCTGCACTCCCGGTACTCTTGCGGTACTTTCTGGGGGTGTATTTTTTATTGTTCTTCTTGGCGATGACATACGCCTCCTGGATGGCAAGCATCATCTCGTCCATATCCTCCTCGGCCATCTCGCCGCCGGCGAACAGGCCGGTCAGCTCCTCGACCAGCTTCTCCGCGCCCTTCCTGCCCCGGTAGCCGTACTCCCTCTGGGCCATAGCGATGAATTCCTCGTTCTCGCTCCGCAGATAGTCCGCCTCGCAGCCGAGTATCCCCGCCAGCGTAGCGTAGACCTCCCTGTTCTGCGGATAGGTCGAGCCGCTTTCATAATTGGTGATGGTCTTGAGGCCCAGGCCGGCCTTTTTCGCCAGTTCCGCCTGGGTCATACCGCATTTTTTGCGTAGTTCCCTGACCTTTTCCCCGAACTTCATTGTGAAACCTCCTGCTGTTCTGAATGGAGCAAGTAAATTATTTACGCTAACGCTATTGACAAGCGTAAACAACTTGCTTATAATAGAAGCGTAAACGGGTTACGCATAAATCATACTGCATTTTACGCATTTCGTCAAGGGGGTGAGGAAAAAACATGATACGCTATTTCTGACAGAGCCGCCAGCGTTTGCGCCACCGGCCCGGAGGGGCCGGCGGCCTGCCATCCGAAAAGGAGTTACAAATGATCCTATCCCATATACAGATTGAGGAGATTGCGGCAGCCGTGACCAAGGACTTCAACGAGTTCTTCTTTGGGGGACGGGCTGCCTTTGAAACACATTATGCCCAGGCCACACCCATCGACCAGCTTGCCGGGGACTACCTTGGCCTGCGGGTGTCCTTTGCCCGCCTGTCGGACGATGGGAGCATCTGCGGCCTGACCGCCTATACGGACACGGAGTATGCCGCGACCTGCCAGGGCGTCACCCGGCTCATCCCGCTGAAAGCCAACGAGGTGCTGCTGGACAGCAGCTTCATGGAGCCAGGACAGGTCAGGGCGCGGTGCGGCAAGCGGCGGTTCACCCTTGCCCATGAGTGCGCCCACCAGATATTGTTCCAGATGGAGTCTGACGAGGCGCGGCAGGCCCGCAGGGAGACCTACTCCCCGCGGACGGCCTACTCCCTCCGTGACCTGAAAACACGGGAGGACTGGAACGAGTGGCAGGCGAACGCCCTGGGCGCGGCGATCCTGATGCCCCAGCGGGAGATCGACCGGGCCATGGACTATCTTGCCCGTGGCAGGAGGCTGATAAACTACGGGGGCTGGTTCAACTATGGGGACCGCGCAGTCCTGAGCCAGCTCTGCCAGACCCTCGGCGTCTCCAAGAGCGCCGCTGTCATCCGGTTGAGACAGATGTGCCATCTGGAGGACCGCCCCTATGAGGAGTACGCCGACCCGTTGGAGGTGTGGGCATGAACAGGAACATCCGTGTGTCGGAACCGTCTGCCGAGATGCAGATAAAGATCGTCCGGGCGAGGGAGGCCATCGCCCAGCAGAAGCCGCGCTATATCCGCTGCCCCTACTGCCAGCACAACGCCCTGGCGGTGTATGAGGACACCAGGGGCCATGTGGAGACCAAGTGCAAAAAGTGCGGGAGAGTCACCGTATTTGATGTCCTAAGCATGAGAAGGACGAGGCTTCATCCTCAATAAGAGGCTGAGATAAATGAAAACTGAATAACACATAGCTGAGCTGTGGAGCCGCTGATTGGCGTAGTCATCCTGAGCCGCATGGGACAGAGTTTCTGAAAAGAAGCCCTGTCTTATCGGTATCCAGGATCGGCTACACCGTCATGCGGCTCTTTTATGTCCTGTCCTTTCCGTTGGCCCCAGGCCAGTGGAAAGGACAAGACATGAAAGACCTTATGTATTATGACACCTTCGAGAGCGGAAAACGCATCCAGGAGCTTCGCAAAGCCCATGAAATGACACAGGCACAACTGGCGGAGGCCCTGAACATCAGCCTGGACCACCTGAGAAAGATCGAGGGCGGACAGCGGGGATGCTCTGTCGATCTGCTGATCGCCCTTGCCGCAGCGTTTGATGTGAGCCTGGACTTCCTTGTCCTGGGCCGGGGTGGTTCCGTCACGGCGGCGCGGGACAAGCTCCAGACATTGATCGATGAGCTAACAGCCCTGAAAAAAGGTTTATAAAGGCAGGATGCCCTCAAAGGGTCGCTTTCCGGGATGGAGATGCCCTGCCTGTCCCTCTGAAAAGGAGCGGATTTCCCCTAAAATTAAATCATCAGCCGGGGCGACCCGCTGATGTGGACTTTGAAAACTGAATACGCAGTCATCAGGAAGTCTTGGAGACAAGACCACGTTACTGTCTGGAATAGCCTGTGCAGCGGAGCGCCATGATCCCCAAACGGGGTCCCCGAAAGGTCGCAGACCTTTTGGGGAGAGGAGGAGCAGCGAAATGACTGAGCTTTGCCGCTTGCGGTGAAGCGAAGGATATGGAGCTTGCGACGACGATGGGAGGAGCGATCCATCCGACTGAAAATGCCAAGTTGCTCTTGGCCCGGCGATGACAACAGACAGCGATAATGATACTTCCGTAACTCGCGGCCCGGCCACAAAGAAGGCGGGGAGGTTAGACGCCTATGAGAGCAGCTTCGCAAGCTGACGAGCCTGATGATTCCCATGATTCCGGGGTGTCGGGGACAAATAGGGGTCAAAAACACGCTTTATGAAACTTCAAAGGGCGGTGTGGCAGTGGCATTATACCATGTCTGCCGCCCTTTTACATATCAGAAAAAGGAGGTAGCATCTATATATGGAACACAAATTTCACGATTTCCACCGCGGCGAGATATACTACGCCACTCTGGACCCAGTCTACGGTCATGAGCAGGGCGGGACCCGCCCGGTGCTGGTACTCCAGAACGATGTGGGCAACTTCTATTCCCCCACGCTGATCGTCACGGCGGCGACCCGCAGGACCTTCAAGAAGCCCACCCAGCCGACCCATGTGGTGCTGGACGATGCGGAGGGGCTGGACCCGTCCCTGTTCATGCTGGAGGTCATCCGCACCATCGACAAGAGGCGGGTGCGGAGCTATGTGGGGAAGCTCACCGGGGAGCAGATGGAGCAGATCGACGCCGCCCTGCGGGTCAGCCTCCATCTGGACGAGGATGCTTTCCTCCCTACGGAACTGGAGGCGCCCTGATGGACAGGCTCATCATCGACCCGGAGTTCCGGGACAAGATACCGCCGCTGACGGAGGACGAGTTCACCCTTTTGGAGGAGAACATCCTGTCGGACGGGGCGGTCTTTTCGCCGCTCATCGTCTGGGACGGCACGATCCTGGACGGCCACAACCGCTATGAGATCATCCAGAAGCACCCGGAGCTGACCTATGCGGTCCACAAGATGTCTTTTGCCAACCGCTACGAAGCAATTTCGTGGATATGCAAACACCAGCTTGGCAGGCGGAACCTGACGCCCCAGCAGAAGAAATACCTGATCGGGCAGCGGTATGAGGCGGAGAAGATGGTTGATGCCTTTCATGGTAATCAGCACACCTCAGAAGCCCGACAATTTGGTGCGGGTCAAATTGACCCGCACCAAAACACCCGCCATGTTACCCGTTCCCGGATTGCTCAGGAAACAGGGACAACTGACAGCTATGTAAAAAGGGCTGAACAGTTTGCCAAAGGTGTGGACGCCGCCGAAGAAGCCCTTCCCGGTATCAAGCAGGAAATCCTCACAGGCACAATTAAGCCCTCGGAAACTGCCGTTGTCGCTGTTGCCAGAGCAGAGCCGGAGGAGCGCCCCCAGCTTGCCGCCGCCCTAAAAAAGCCCAAAGGCGGTACAAAACAGAAACCTGAAAAGCCCCAGCCTGTTTACCACAAGGCACCTCCGGCCAGTTCAAAGAAGGCCGAGATGCAGAAGATCGCGGAAATATCGGCTGAGATGGAGCGGGACAAAGCCCCCAGCACCGAGGAGAATGTACTCTGTTCCCTGGACGGCGAGATCGTATCGTTCATGGAGCTTTTTGACCGTATCTTTCAGGAGTATCCCCGGCTTTTGTCGGACAGCCATTACAGGCAGGAACTCATCCAGATCATGCAGAAAATGAAGCAGTATATCGCAGACATCGAAGGAGGACGCACAGAATGAACAGCAAGGACCTTTTTTGCCGGGAACTTCCCATCAACAGCGCAGAGCTGAAGATACCCCGCACTACTTATCAGCGTGAACTGAACGAGGACCGGGTCCGCAGGATCGCCGCCGAGTTTGATGAGCGTATCGCCAACGAGCCGAAGGTGAGCTGCCGGGACGGCCGCTACTATGTCTTTGACGGCCAGCACACCATCGCCGCCCGGAAACTGCTCAACGGTGGGCGGGACCTGCCCATCCGCTGCAAGGTGTTCTACGGCCTGACCGAGAGCGATGAGGCGCTGCTGTTCGCCCAGCAGACGGGCGCGTCCGCCAACCTGACCGCTGGGGCGAAGTTCCGGGCGCTGGTCTACGGCGGCGATGAGGACGCTATGGCGTTCCTGAAAGCAACGGAGGCTGTGGGCCTCTATGTGGACTACAAGCAGACCAGGGGCGCGAAGCGGCTGGCCTGCATCAGCACCGCTTTCGGCCTGTTCCAGAAGGTCGGGGGCGGGGTGTACCGGGAGGCGATGCAGGCCATCGTGGACGCCTGGAAGGGCGACCCGGACTCCCTCCGGGCGGAGGCGGTGCAGGGCGTGGTGGAGTTCGTGGACCTCTACCGCGGGGAGTACAGCCGCAAACGGCTGGTGACGCGACTGCGCCAGGTAGACCCGGTGGTGATCTTCCGGGAGGGCCGGGCCATGACGAGCCTGCCGGGATACAAGCGGTATCTGTACCAGGTGTACCGCATCTACAACGGCTCCAGCGCAAAGACCGCCCTGCCCATGAAATTCTGAGACATTTGATAGGAGCGTCCGCCTTTAGGTGGGCGCTTTTTTCTATCCCGCAAGGAGGTGGGCTTTTGAAGATCGGGCTTATTGATGTAGACAGCCATCGGTGGCCGAACCTGTGCCTGATGAAGCTGTCCGCCTGCCACAAGGCCCAGGGGGACGATGTGGAGTGGTGGACCCCGGATGGCCGGTATGACCTCGTTTATAAGAGCCGGGTGTTCACGGATACCTACTCCAAGGACAGGATCACCGTCACCAATACCGATGAGCTGGTCTGCGGCGGCACCGGCTACGGCCCGGGGCCGGACCTGCCGGATACCGTGGAGCATAGCCGCCCTGACTATGGCCTCTATCCGCAGTTCCCGGATACGGCCTACGGTTTTTTGACAAGGGGATGCCCGAACCGCTGCGGTTTCTGCGTGGTGTCCGGGAAGGAGGGGGCAAAGAGCGTCCATGTGGCTGACCTCTCCGAGTTCTGGGACGGGCAGAAGGAGATCAAGCTGATGGACGCCAATCTGCTGGCCTGCCCGGAACATGAGCGGCTGATCGGACAGCTTGCCGACAGCCGCGCCCTGGTGGACTTCTCCCAGGGGCTGGACATCCGCCTCATCACGCCGGACAATGTGGCGCTTCTGAATAAAGTCCGCACAAAAATCGTTCATTTCGCATGGGATGATCCCAATGTTGACCTGACCGGCTGTTTTCAGCGGTTTTCGGAGCTGTCCAAGATCAGGGACTTCCGGCGCAAGAGGGTCTATGTGCTGACGAATTACAACAGCACCCATGAGCAGGACCTCTACCGGGTGGACACCCTGCGCCGCATGGGGTATGACCCTTATGTCATGGTCTATGAGCGGCCAACAGCACCGCCCGTCACCCGGCATCTCCAGCGGTGGGTGAACAACAAGAGGATATTCCGCACCGTGGAGCATTTTTCGGAATATGAGCCAGCCAGGGGGCTGGCGGAGCGTTCAGGGGAGGGACCGCCGCCGATGCTGTGAAGGATAGTTGTCATTTTCATGGTTGTCCCTCCCATAAGATGTTGAAAGAGACCAGAGGTCACAGCACCCGGAGGGCAGGAAGCCCGTCCGGGCGGCCGGCCTTTTTTGGGAAGATCGGAGGTATCACCTATGACAGAAGCGATGAAAGATGTTGACCTCCGCAAGGTGGATAAGGCGGCGCTCCGTGACCGCAGTACGGTCCGCATCGACCCGGAGGCTCCCACCGAGGAGCGTATCCGGGCATGGATCGAACAGCTCGGCAATCCCTATGTCTATCTGGATGGCGGGGTGGTCGTGAAACTGAGTTTTGCGGACAGGGGCGAGACCATCGAGGAGCGCATCAACTCCCTCTACCTTGCCGGGGCCTGACATCCTTAACAAACAGGGCGGCCCGGCGCTACAATGTGCTTGGGTCAAAAAAGGAACTGCATCACAAGGCCAGCGGCTTTGTGTTCTGTTCCCATACGGGACAGGGCCTTCGGTTTTCTGAGAGACAACAAGGAGGTTCAATATGTCCAACAAAATCTATAAGACCGGCATCTATGCCCGGTTATCCAGAGAGGATGCTGACCGCATGGAGTCCAACAGCATCCAGAGCCAGCGGGCCATCTGTCTGGCTTACATAGAGAGCCATGACGACCTTGAGCTGGTGGACACCTACATCGACGATGGGGAGACCGGCAGCAACACAGACCGCCCCGGCTTTCAGAGGATGATCCAGGATATGCGTTCCGGGCGCATCGACTGCGCCGTCAGCAAGGACCTGAGCAGGTTCTCACGGAACTATATCGACGCTGGGAACTATCTGGAAAAAATCTTCCCGGCGATGGGCATCCGCTATATCGCCATCAACGACAACTACGACAGCATGGCGCCCGGAAGCAGTACCGATGTCATCACACTTCCTTTCAAAAACCTGGTAAATGACATCTGCTGCCGCGACATCTCCATCAAGATACGCACCAGCCTGGAGGTCAAGCGCAAGAAGGGCGAGTATGTGGGCAGCTTCGTCCCCTTCGGGTATCGGAAAGCCCCGCAGGATAAGAACCGCCTGCTGGTGGATGAGGCGGCAGCCGATGTCGTTTCCCTGATCTTCGGGATGTATAAGGACGGTTTCCCCATCCTGAAGATAGCGAGGCGGCTCAACACCAGCGGCATCCCCACGCCGATGGAGTACAAACGGATGCAGGGCGCACACTTTGAGACGGCTTTCCGCACAAAGGAGCGGCCGGAGTGGGAATATGTGACCGTCAAGCGGATACTCTCCAACATCGTCTACACGGGGGTACTCATCCAGGGGCGGCGGGGAACGCCGAACCATAAAGTCCGGGTGACGCGCCCAAAGGAGGAGACCGATTGGGTGCGGATAGAGAACGCCCATGAGCCGATCATCTCCTGCACCGACTTCGAGGCGGTGGCGGAACTGATGCGCCGGGATATGCGCTGTGCCGGGGACAGCGACAAACACGACCTGTTCTCCGGCTACCTGTTCTGCGGGGACTGCGAGGGGGCCATGATCCGCAAGACGCAGAAGGCAAAGGGCAAGGCGTATGTCTACTACAACTGCGGCAACAACAAGCGCACCCACCAGTGCAGCCCCCACTCCTTCAGCGAGGCGAAGCTGAAGGACATCGTGTTCCACGCCATCCACGACCAGATCGAGGTGGTGCTTCACCTGGATAAGGTGCTGTGCTTCATAGACAGCCTCCCCCAGCGGGACCGCAAGGTGTTCAGCTATGAGGCGCAGATGACCCGGTTAGAGGAGGAGATACAGCGGTACAAAAAGCTGGAGCTGGGACTGTATGAGAACTTTGTGGAGGGCATCATCAACAAGGCGGAGTACACCGACTTCCGTGAGAACTACCGGGGGCTGATCGAGGAGAAGCAGGAGGCCGTGAAGCGGCTGAAACGAGAACAGCAGGACGCCGCCGCGATGGGCAGCCAGAACCGGGCATGGGTACAGGTTTTCGCTCAGTATGAGAATGTGCAGGAACTGGACCGCCGCCTGCTCCTGGCTCTCGTGGATAAGATACTCATCTATGAGGACAAAAAGGTGGAGATCGTCTTTCGGTATCGGGATGAGTTCGCCAGGGCGATGGAAGTAGCGAAAAACTACAAGGACTGTCCGCTTCCGGCAGTGGGCTGAGAGGGAGAGAGAAAATGGCACGAAAGAGCAGAAAAGCACAGGCCCAGCCTGTGGCAGAAGTCAAAAAAGAGACAGCGGCGCTCCCCACCGCCATCTATGCCCGCCTGTCGGTGGAGAACAGCGGCAAGGACGATGACGGGAACTCCCTGCAAAACCAGATCGCCGTCTGCGAGGACTATCTGGACGGATGCCCGCACCTCCAGCTCATGGAGGTCTACTCGGACAACGGCAGGACGGGGACCGTGTTTGACCGTCCGGCGTGGAATCGTCTGATGGACGATGTGCGGACGGGGAAAGTCCAGTGCATCGTGGTCCGTGACCTCAGCAGGTTCGGGCGCGATTATGTGGAGACCGGCAACTATCTGGAGAAGATATTTCCGGCTCTGGGGACACGGTTCATCTCCGTGAAGGAGAACTTCGACAGCTTCACCTGCGGCAACGCTATGGAGTCCCTGTCGGTGAGCCTGCAAAACCTGGTGAACGCCATGTACTCACGGGACATCTCCAAAAAGGTCTCCACGGCGCTCCGGGCGCAGATGGAGACAGGCAGTTTCAGGAACCGCAACCTTCCCTACGGCTACCTCTGGAACGAGGATAAGACCGCCTATGTGGTGGATGAAGAAGCCGCCGCTGTTGTCCGGCATATCTTTGAGTGGAAATTGCAGGAGGTATCCGTCTACACCATTGTTGAGCGGCTGAAAGCGGATGGCATAGAAAGCCCGGAGCGGCACAAGCGCAGGGCCGGTTCCCGGAACGGTGATAACATCCGGGGCAAGGGCTGGTGTCCTTCCACCATCCGGGGCATCCTGCAAAACCGGGCGTACATCGGGGAGATGATCTGCGGGAAGTCTGAGAAGGCGCTCTATAAGGGGCTGAA